GGCAGATATTGTCTGACGCAGTTTGTAAGGCACTTGAGACCACCGGCGATCTTGCCATGGGTCTCCCCGGTGCAATAACTGGCAACGGCCCACCTTTGACTGAGATTTTTAAAGAAAGTATTTGTGGTCCGGACGCTGATGAGGCATCAATTGAAGAAGCCATACTTGATATGTTAAGTATGCTGGCTTTAGGGCCAGCGGCCTTTGCAGATCGTGATCGCACCATCGCCTTTGCAAATGATTTGTCCCTAGTGGTAACCCGTCAGGAATTTGCAGACGCTTTGTTAGACAACCCTTCTGAAGAATTTTTGGAAGCTGTAGACCAGTTATTAGAATTTGAACATGTTGAATTCAGAGAAGCTCTTCCAAACAGACAGTCTATTGCACGCTTTGCTTCAAATATTGGTAGCTTTTTACCCCTAGATTTCAGAGAAACCCTTATTGGCTATTCAGAAAACTCTTTAGGTATTGACGAAATGATACCAGCAAATCCGTCTATCTGCGCAACTCCCGAACAAATAGCCACATTTAAAGAATTGAGGTGTGAAATATTTGGTGGTAGAATGAGCAAGGAACAGTGCGAAAAGCTTTTTTGCGATCTCAGAGATGACACCTTGCAAGATCTAGGAGATTTAACTGAAATCCTCGAAAGAGGAGTAGGTCCATATGTGGCGGACAAAATACCTACAACAATAAGTGAGCCCGGGTGTAATGATGGTCTCCTTCCCTTTGAGACTCCGCAAATGATTAATGCGACCACGGGATACTTAAACGGTGCTCTAGATGCTTTGAAATCTGATTATTTAGATGATATGTTTGGTTCCGGCTTTACTCTATTTGGATCCGGCGATAGAAATTTTGGATTCTTGAATATGGTATTGTGCGACACTATGGGTAATCCCCTTACAGCACACCATAGAAGAGCCTCTAATACAAACAAATATGTTGATTTTGCGGCTAATTTACCAAATGGCGGCACCAACTCAACAGGTTTTTGGAGCTTCTTTCAAGGTAACAAAGATTTTGGACAGCAACGCGGCCAATATCCTTATTATGTAGGTGAGTGGCTTCGAAGGCAATTCTTAAATGCCGCCGGCGAAACAGGTCGACTGCGCCCGGGCTGGAATCAAATAGAAGATGCTGGTACCGATCTAAGTAAAGATTTTATTTTTAAATCTACAAATCGGGCTATTGATAAAAAGAAATATGAAGTTGATTTAGATGATCTGGGTTATTCAAATTTGTACGGTAATGCCGGCGTGGCCACCTACCAATTACCAGATTTTGGATATAATACAATTGTAACAGGAGTGGAAGGATCTCGTGCCGCGGACATTCTTCTTACAGATGCCAGCCCCGGCAGCATGGGTGACGCTCTCGGCCGACGAATGGTTATTGAGCGTCTACCAAGAAAAGGTACCCCAGATGGAAAAGCAATTGGAAACGGTGGGGGCGCCAATGGCGCCGATATCGTACTTGATTTTAAAGACAACTTAGCAGGAACCCGAAGCAAGAAATTGAAATTTGGCTCCAACGAAGGGGGCAATGAATGGGGTTACGGCTTTGAGGTACAATGTTATTATTCTGATATTGAAACTACTCCGGGCCGCGGCGAAATGGAAGGGGTGCTTAGAAATCGTCCGGACGACAACATAAGAGTTCAAATAGTAGAAAAAGTAAATTTTGGAGCTGACAGAAAATTTATTAGCCCGATGAGTAAAGAATTGGTTGCCGAAGCAAACAAATTACCACCCTTTGATTTACCAGATTGGATCGAAAGAATTCCTGTTGTTGGTTGGGCTCTTGAGGGTCTTATAAAGATGATTATATGGCCTTTTTCTGCCGTATTTGCCGGAATTGCTGCCCGGCGTAGCTTCAACAAGTCTCAAAAAATAATACGCTCTAGGGCATATGAGTTTATAGCGGTTGATGATGGTTTAGATGCTTTTGCTAATCCTGACGATGGAGGAGCGGAAGCAGATCCTGACAAAATCAAGTCGTTAAATCTCGCAGATTATCAACAATATGCCGGCACCCGATCCTCACTTAAAATGCTTCCTCCGCAGGTATACATGCTAGCAGATTTAACAGGCCAGAGAGCAAGTACAGCCCTTAAGTCTGAATATGATGAGGTTATGCAAGAACTTTATACCGAAGTTGCCGGCATGATTGGAAATAACGATGTTGGCTGGCTTTATGGAGCCAATTACGACTTTCTTACTGATTCTGATTCTGATTATGGGGTAGAAATAGACGGGGAATTCGTTATGTATGACCAAACGGGATATGAAGAAGAAGATATGGTATTGGGAATAAGCCGCAATCAATATAATCTTGGTTTGGAAAACGCAAGAGTGATTTATTTAAACCCAACGGTTTTTGGAGGCAAATTTACATCTCCTACGATATATATAAAACCACAAAAATATACTGGCTGGTGGGGGTTTGTTCAAGCGTTCTTTCCCGATGACACTGCTTGCAAACCACACGGAAAAGACATGATAGATTTTGATGAAATTCAAGAAATGGTGAACAAGCATTATTCAACACTCGAAGATGACGAAAGAGCGTATCAAGATCTAGAGTGTATAAGACAGGTACCTTTTGATCGTATTATGCCAAGAGCAGCGAAAATGGGGATGTATACCTTGGTCTTAGGAGCAATCCGAATTTATGCTGCCACACATATAATGAAATCACTAGGCACATTTGCCACCATTCAACCAAAGTTTCCCGACAACTTCAGTACGGTATTTTCAGCATATATCGCTGAAAGAATGGAAGAAGACTTTAAAGAAGCGCAACCTGCTTTCTGGGAAGCTTTTAATACTTTTAAAGACGAGGAGTTTTGGTACGGCTTTTTAGAACAATCAGTGCAGTGCTATGATTTTTTGGTTAACGCAGGAGAGATCGATGCTCCGGTTGCTAACGGTAAAATCCAACGCGCTGCAGATGCCATCAATGATTTACAAGAAAGCTTTGCTTTTACATATAAAACAGAACATGAGCGCACCTTTACGGATCGGTATGATAATGAAATTACCCAGAAAACGCCGGGTCTCTGGGAGGCAAAATTAATAGGTGATGCAGACTTTTTTGATACATTGAAATCTTATCGCGAAAAAAAGAACTTCGAAGGAATTAAGAGCGCCGAAGATTCCGCAAAACTAATACTTCACCAGCTAATAAATTATGAATTAACAAAAATTGGCACACGCTTTGTTAAGAATATGAGAACTCAAGGTTTTAATCCACAAATATTCGATTTAGATTATTGGATTTTTGAAAATAAATGCGCAGGTAGCACTATAAAATATGCTGGCCCTGAAATTGTAGAGGTGCCAATTAGTGTTCCTTCAAAATTGAACCCAGATCCTGCCGGCACAGGTAAAACTTTCCCGGGCCCATATTACACCGGTGGCGGCCAATTCAGAGTAGCTGTTGATGAAAACAAGGCTGATGAATATGAATACTCGGATGAATATGTCGGATATTATCATATACATATGGACGATGATGGAAACGAGATATATATGGCCGGCCCAGTACACGGAGACGAACCACATGACTTAATTGTGCCAGTTGCTGATATCGTCGGCATGGCTACTGTTGGTTATGAGGTTAGTAGATATGATGTTGAAGATGAGAGTGCTGATGCAACCCTCGGAACCACAGTTAGTGAGAATATTGTACCTATCGGAGATGTTCCGGAATATGGTTCTGCACCAGCCGGCGGAGCCGATCAACCATATACAATTGAGAAATATATTCGTCTGAACAATCGAAAATACAGTACTATTGAAGCAGAGTCGCTTATACACTCAGAAGATCCAGATCTTAGAATTTCTGATCTTTATCGCGGTACTCTTGAACTAATCTTGAGAGAAGATGGCGTACCAGTTGGGATCGAAGGCCAGCTTGGTTGTCGGCATGGTCTAGAATTTTCTTACATGGGTACACCCATTACAACAGTAGAAGTCGACGCACTTGATTTTAAAACCTCACAATTTCAAAGAATGCAACCAAACAGCAAGTTGTTACACTGTTTATTACAGAAATTGAAAAACGATCCAAAATATAAACTGATGACAAGTTATATTTTTTCAATGAAAAAAGTAACAGGCACCATGGCAATTTACAACGACATGGGCTTCTTGGCATCAGTTGGAGAAATTACTCCGGGAGAAGGAGACTACACCAAAAATGTAAAAATTTCGAAAAGAAATGGAAAGCCGGCCGAAAATAGAAAGAATCAAGGGAGAAGATTAAGTCCAAACGACCGCAGTGATTGGTTGAACAATTCAGAATCAGAAGTGGTCAGAGCCAAACCGGGCTCGCGAATTTTCATTCACCAGACAAGCACTATTGAAACAACAGAACTGACTGAAAAATATAAAGATATGAACAGTATCCCATCTTGGTACGATGATGATGTCGAAGAAGAAATACTTAGTTACGATGAATCTAAGAGTGGAGTTACAGGAAATGAAGGCTGGGCGCACGCCTCTGACCAGACTGCTTTCACTCCGTTTAGTTTGACTTGGAACGAATGGGATAGAGTATTGTTGAGAAACTCGCGAGCTAGAATTAAAAAATTATTTCGCCAACACTACTATTCAGCAACCAGAAAGCCCGGTGACAAAGAGCGCTATGAGAGTCCAGCAAAAATCAAACTGAAGAACTTAAAAGCGCGCCTCTTCCCGGGCCCCGGCGCCGGCCTATTACCATGGTACAAGAGAAGAAAATTGCGCGACAACCCATATAATGCAGATGGTGAAATGTGCGATGGTCCGGATATCTTGGGATAAGATAGAGTATAAAACATTAAACGAGATATTTACTAAAGATTACTATGACAACTCTAGGTGCCAAACTTCCGATAACGCGAGATCAAATTCATGGGTTTACTATGATTAGCGACATTACAACTCTTATTCGACAAAATTTAAAAATGCTAATCTTGACCCACCCCGGAGAACGAGTTATGATTCCTGATTTTGGAGTGGGTATTCAATCATTTTTGTTTGAAAATTTTAGTGATACTGTTTACTATGAAATAGAGTCGAAAATAAAAGAACAAGTAGCAAGATATATACCAGTTGTCACACTTCATAAAATTAATTTTGATAATAGTAGCCCCGATGCAAATACACTTGGCATGCAGATTGTTTATTCAATTCCGAGTTTGGGTCTCAAAGATTTATTAGAATTTACTATTTAGAAAGGGGAGTATAGATGGCAGATAATCAAAAGAAAATAATTCCAATTAACTATACAAATAGGGAATTTAGTACTATTCGCGAAGATTTAATGGAAATCGCCGAAAGACTATATCCAGATTCGTTTCAAGATTTCAGTGAAGCTTCTGTGGCCTCTTTACTGGTAGATGCCGTTTCGTATGTAGGAGATCAGCTTTCATTTTATTTAGATTACAATGTAAATGAATCCTTTTTAGATACGGCGTATCAATTTAACAATATTTTAAGACATGGCGCCACTCTTGGATATAAATTTACCGGCCGGCCCTCAACCTATGGTACAGCAGCATTTTATATAGTTATACCGGCATCAGCCACTGGTTTGGGCATCAACCGAGACTATTGCCCAGTTTTAAAACGAGGAACACAACTTAAAAGTTCAACAGGTCTCAGTTTCACTCTTATGAAAAGTATCGATTTTTCTGATCCTCTTCATCCAATGGTAGTAGCAACAACAAACGCTACCGGTGCCCCAACACAATACGCAATCAAAGCATACGGAAGAGTTGTATCGGGAATAATGGCAACAGAAACAATTACAGTGGGAGGGTTCCAGAAATTCAAAAGAGTGGGCCTCTCAACTCCAAATGTTTCAGAGATCATTTCTGTATTTGATTCTGATGGTAATGAATATTATGAAGTTGACTATCTTGCACAAGATTTCT